AGATTGGCTCATACTGGGTGTGGTAGTCTTTCCGGGACAGCACGAGGCTGTCCTTCGCCCAGATAATGGTGCTCGACCAGTGATACCCGGCTTCGTACAGCGCGATCATCACATTCCCCCATTCCTGGGCAGACATCACGCAGTACATCATACAGCCCGACTCCGAAACCTCAGCCACACACTTAAACGCAGACAACAAAAAAGCGCCGAACTTGTCGGTGCTCATCTTATCGTTCATGATCGTTCGCGGCTTCCAGCTTGGATGCTTCTGGTCAGAGCCATAATCGACGTTCCAAGGAGGATCTATAAATACACACTTTGCCTTAGCGCCGCCCATCAGCTTGTGTACATCTTCCGGAATGGTGCTGTCGCCGCACAACAGCGTGTGCTTCCCGAGCTTACACACATCTCCGCGCTGGGCGAGCACAGGCTCTTTGGACGCCGCATCCACGTCAAAGTCGTCTTCTTTGATCTCGGGACTGGCAGCGGCGAAAAGGGCCTCGATCTCCTTCGGATCGAAGCCGGTCAAAGTGAGGTCGAAATCCATGTCTTTCAGCTCGCCCAGTTCAAGAGCCAAGAGCTGCTCATCCCATCCGGCATTCTGCGCCAGCCGGTTATCCGCGAGGATATAAGCGCGCTTCTGCGCCTCTGTCAGGTGTTCAACATAAACACACGGTACTTCGGCGTAACCTTCCTCTATCGCCGCCAGCAGCCGACCGTGGCCGGAGATAACTGAATTATCGGCGGTAATCAGGATTGGGTTTACGAATCCGTACTCCCGCAGACTGGAGCGGAGCTGTAATATCTGCTCCTTGCTGTGAGTCCGGGAATTTCTGGCGCAGGGCACGAGCTTATCAATGCCAACAAGCTCCATCCGGCCAGCAGATATTTTACCCAAACGCTAGAACCCCCTCGTCTCCATTTTTTTAAGAAACGAATTCCGATCAACTGCGGATACCTCTGTGGAACTCTGGACGATTGCACTCCAGATCTGGTTGAAGATATACAGCGACGCTTTCTGGTAGTCCAGCGCCATTTGCACATAAGGTGAGCGCTTCCCGTTTGCGATCCTACCATGCACCTTATTGAAGTGCTCGCACTCCAGATACGAACGCCGCAGGTAGGCGTAGTCCTGCATTTGCATGTCGGAAACATAGTCCAGGCATCCAGCCGCCGCGACAAAATCCCGAATATCCCGGTATATTTCTGTAACCTTTGGCAGCGCATTGTCGCTCTCTTTGGACGCCTGATCCAAGTATTCCGGCACGTTTTTCCTGAACTTTTTAGGCACTTTTTTGTCTTTGTAAAAATCCAACACCGCCACCGGGCGTTTGCCCGGATTGCCGTCAAGAATCTTCTGTGACGCGGGTTTTCTCGGGCGTCCAGCGGTAGGTCTGGTACTGCCTTGCGGCATACAATATCAGCCTCCAAAAATTTAGTTCAAATTATGCGAAAACTCGCGCGGCGGGCCAGCGCCGGTGTTGAGACTTTATCCAAAAAGTTTCCAGCCCGCCCCTCCCCAGCGCGGTATTTTTCTTTTTCACTTTATTTCTTTTCCCCAGCGATCTCCTTTTTTCGAGTGGAGCCGAGAATGACATCCCTGGCATAAAGCTACCAAATTTCCATAGTCGTTAGTACCGCCGTCTCGCAGGCTTTTCTTATGGTGCACCAGCACTGCCGGGATTAACTTCCCACCTTCCCGGCACATTTCGCACAGCGGGTTCCGCTCTAAAAACCGTGCACGAATCTTTTCCCACGCCGCGTCATAGTTCTTCCCGTGGTCTGGATCGCGGTGGTACTTCTCATACCGCTGTGACTCCAACATTTCATGCTCAGTGCAATAACGCTTATCCGTCAGCTTCGGGCAGCCAGGGTAGGCGCACGGCTTCTTGGCTCTGTACGGCATACGAACCTCCCTGAAAAGAAAAACCGCCCTCGCGGACGGTTCTACGCTATAATAATATCACAAAAGAGTGTGTCATTCTATGTCAACCTTTCGACAATTTCTTTTAACGCTGCGGCATGAATCCTGTGTACGGTTTTCCAGGAATACTTATTCTCAGCGGCAATATCCTCCCACCTCTTAAAGTTTATATACCGCTCGGTTAGGACGGCGCGGTACTTTGCGCGGCTAACCTTGTTAATCGCCGAATGAATCTCGGCCTTGACATCACGCAGCCGCTCCACGTCCATGGCATAATCCTCGGCCAGATCGGTGATTCGTGCCACAATATCGCCGACCCGGTCAGGCTGCGGACTTGTCTGAACTTTATCGCCCAAGATAACCGCGTGAACACGCGTTGCCTGTTCACGCAGAATTCGTATCTGCGACTCCTTTGCCTTTATCTCCCTGTTCAGATCCCACGCCTGACTTAAAAACTCCTTAGCCGTCATAAGCGTACACCCCTGTCTGGAGTATACGCTTAACGTGTAATTGTAATCTGCGCCTTGACCGCGTCAATTAAAGCGCTCTGCGTCGCATCCTTCTTACCCAGGGCCTGGATGATCTGCTCATCAATGGTACCCGTCGCTACTATGTGATGCACCACCACAGTCCTGGCCTTCTGCCCCTGCCGCCAAAGCCGCGCATTGGTCTGCTGGTACAGCTCCAGGCTCCAAGGGACGCAGAACCATATCAGCGACGAGCCGCCCGCCTGGAGATTCAACCCATGACCAGCGCTGCCGGGATGGATGACAGCGATGGGGAAGTCGCCGTTGTTCCACCGCCGTATGCTGACGGCATCGTCCAGCCGGGTGAACGGCATGTGCAGCTTCCGGAGGCGCTCCGTGATCCTGTCAAGATCGTGCTTGAACCAGTACGCCACCAGCACCGGCTTCCCAAGCGCTGCCTCGACCAAGTCCTCCAGCATATCCAGTTTGCGGTCATGTAGATAAGTGACGCCGACCGCGTCATAAATCGCCCCATTTGCCATCTGGCAGAGCTTCCCGCTCAGGACGGCGGCGTTGGCGGCGGTGATCTCGCCTTCGGGCAGGGTGAGCACCAGCTCGCGCTTCATGGTGTCATACTGGACACGTTCCTCAGCCGAAAGGCTGACCTGGTGATCTACCGTCAGCAACTCCGGCATCTGGAGATAATCCGTGGACTTCATCGACACCGTAATATCAGATATTTTCCTGTAGATTTCCTCCTCGGCATAAGGTAAAGGCTTGTACGAGAAAATCACCTGCGCGTTCCGGCGATCTGGCTCGAAGTAAGCCTCCCTGTACCGCCCAATGAAGCGCCCCAGACGTGCGCCCATGTCCAGCAGCCTGTACTCCGCCCAGAGGTTCATCAGGCCGTTGGCCGCCGGGGTGCCGGTTAAGCCGACGATGCGTTTAACTTTGGGCCTGACGCTCATAAGGGCCTTGAAGCGTTTAGTCCTGTGGTCTTTGAAGCTGGACAGCTCGTCGAGCACCAGCATGTCATAATCAAACGGCACTCCGCTCTCATATACGAGCCACTGCACGTTTTCCCTGTTGATGCAGTAAACGTCAGCGGGCTTTCGCAAAGCGGCAAGGCGCTCCGCTTCCGTGCCGATAGCCACAGAGACACGAAGCCCGCGCAGGTGATCCCACTTGCGGATTTCCTCGGGCCAAACATCACGAACTACTCTCAGAGGGCCGACACAGAGAACTTTCCGCACCTCGAAATAATCATACATAAGCCGCTCAATTGCGGTCAGCGTAATCGCCGTTTTTCCGACCTAAGCCCATTTCCAATAGGAGACAGGACACGGGGTTCCGGCAGACAAAATCAATAGCATACAGCTGGTAATCGTGCGGAATGAACTTAATAAGGCATCACCTCCAGTATACCAGGTATTTGCTCAACAGAATCCAACACAAAAACGCTAAAACCTAGACGACGGAGCATTCCGTGCCTGACTAGCTGTAATGGCCGGGGTTTCATTCCGGGCCTCTTAACCTCAATGAAGCATAAGCGGCCACCGGGGAAAAGGCAAAGGCGGTCGGGCATTCCGGCGTATCCTGGGCATGACAGCTTAATACAGATGCCTCCCGCCGCCTTTACCGCGCTGACGAGCTTTTGCTCAAGGATGCGCTCTGTCACTTCTTTCCCTCTGATGCCCAAGCCTCTGAAAAGCGCTCGCTGGAAAAATGGAACGGGTCTTGACACGCACTAATCCAACGCCTACCCACACAAAAAGCATAGGCTTCGGGTAATGTCATGAAATAAAACCCGCTGCCCCTGTTTTGGACGGTATAGAATGTGCCGAAACCTGTTTCAAGCGACAATTTCCGGATTTCAGCGTCTCCGTTGCCTCCCGGTCTTTTAATGACGTTAACCACTTCGACATTATCCATAACAATCCTCCTTTTTTTATGCGCGAATACAGGTGCAGTGCAGGAGCGTAGTGCAGGACAGTCTAAAAACTACGCGCGCGCGCGC